CGCGAACCTCACAGACGCGGACCTCACACACGTGAACCTCACAGACGCGGACCTCACAGGCGCGAACCTCACAGACGCGAACCTCACAGACGCGGACCTCACACACGTGAACCTCACAGGCGCGGACCTCACACGCGCGAACCTCACACACGCGAACCTCGCAGACGCGGACCTCACACACGTGAACCTCACAGGCGCGGACCTCACAGACGCGGACCTCACACGCGCGAACCTTGATTATTCCTGTTGGCCGCTTTGGTGCGGATCTAAATCCGTGAAAGTTAATTTAAAATTATCTATGCAACTTGCCGCGCATTTCTGCGCGTTGCAATGTGATGCGCCGGAATTTAAGGAAGCCCGGAAAAGCATAATCAAATTTGCTTTAAAAAGCCATAGGGCTAAAGATTTAGGTATAACATCAGTGGAGTAAAATAAAAATGAAAAAAATAAAAAAAACCACAATTAAACGCGAGTCTTTTTTAATACGCCTGCGACCGGAAACACTGGCACGGGTGCGGGGCATAGCGGCGCAGCGACAGATACCTGTAGTGCAGGTCATGCGCGATCTGATAGAGGCGGGGATAAGGGGGATGGAATGACCGACAATAAAAGCGGTTTGGAAAAGTTGAAAGATAAAATCTCAGGCGCATTGGAAGATATGCGTAAATATGGAGAGGGGAAAGTTCAGACAGATTGGGGCAAAGGATGTGAGGCCACTATGGAGAAATGCCTATTGAACATTGACCAAGCCATAGCCGAAGAGCAGGCGCGGAATCCCACGGCCCCGGCTGGACTGGTGGAGGATTTAAAAAGGATAATCACGGAAACAGACGAAGAAATTAAAGCCATAGAACGCAGTCAGACCGATTATTGCGACGGGACTATTAATGAAGTCGTCTGCTATGTTTTCAAGATGATGACGGATGAATTGAAGGCTGTTGTTTCACGACACACCGCGCTGGTGGATAATAAATAAAAATCACCACTGCTGATATGATTATGGAGCTGGAGAAGCGTAAGCCAGATTGTAAAAAGTGTTCTGTTAAAGTCACCAAAGAAAAAGAATGCGATTGCTTGGTTTGTATCTGGAGAGAATTAGGCGAGGATATGTTCAAACCCAAACAGGAGGCCAAATGATAGCCGGTAAAAAGTATGACTACGAGATAACGGTGAAGTATGGGTATAACAATGACGACCCACTGATAAAAGAGATTCATGCTGCCTATGAACATCTTATATCGTTGGTAGAACAGAATGGTATCGCCGCCAGCAATATCACTAAAAATCTGCCTAGCGGTAAAGGCATGAAAGATTGGGGCGAAGTTAAGAAACGCCTATGCGACAGATGGGACAGTTGTTCCCCGTGCCAATATTCAGGCGGACCATCCAGGACGCATGGCGGGTTAGAATGTCGGCATCCGTTAAACCCGAACAATGAAAAGGCAAGTAAATAATCCTTTTGCTATAATAAAACCATGACTCAAAAACTCACTTGGAAAACAGAGCGCCGCAAGGTGGCCGACCTGGTGCCATATAAGCACAACCCACGGAAGATAACACCGGAGCAGGCTAAACAGTTGACCGCCAGCCTGGAAAAATTCAACCTTGCCGAGATCCCTGCCGTAAATACTGACAACACCATCATAGCCGGCCATCAGCGTCTTGCCATCATGAAGGCCACCGGGCGCGGCGCTGAGCAGGTGGACGTGCGGGTCCCGAATCGGAAGCTGACGGAGGAGGAGCTGAAGGAGTATAACCTGCGCTCAAACAAAAACACCGGCGAGTGGGACTTCGACATCCTGACCACGCAGTTCCAAGAGAATATGCTCAAGGATGTGGGCTTTGATTTAAGCACGTTCCCTGAGATTGAAGTCCCGCACATGGAGGGCGAGGACGATGTGCCGGAACTTCGCAAGACGGACATCAAAGTGGGTGACTCTTTTGCTTTGGGCGAACATGTGCTGATATGTGGAAGCGCGATAGAACCAGATATTGCTGAAAAAGTAATGTCCGGTGAAAAAGCTGTTTGTGTTTTTACCGACCCACCTTATGGAGTAAGCATTGGTGAAAAAAACAAAATGCTCAACACCTTCCAGCGGGCTGGAAGGTGCCTCAACAATCTCAAGATGGACGACATGAAGCCCGCAGAACTCGGCGATATGCTTTTAAAGGCTTTCACATTGTGGCACACGAAGATGGCAGACGATTGCTCCGTATTTGTCTGTAGCCCGCAGGGGGGCGGACTCGGTATGATGATGATGATGATGATGAAAGACGCGGGCTTAGAAGTTCGGCATGTTTTAAACTGGATAAAAAACTCCCCCACTTTTTCTATGGGGCGGCTTGATTATGATTACCAGCATGAGCCCATTCTTTTCACATGGACGAAAACGCATAAACGGAAAAAGGCAGGGGCATTTCAAACTAGCCTATGGGCGGTTGATAAACCGCGAGCATGTGATTTACATCCGACAATGAAGCCGGTTGAATTGCCGGAGTGTGCTATTTTAAATCACACCGACAAAGATGATATTGTGGTGGATATATTCGGTGGCTCCGGCACCACGCTGATAGCCTGCGAGAAGACAAAGCGCAGGTGTCGGATGGTTGAGTTGGAGCCAAGTTATTGCCAAGTCATCATAGACAGGTGGGAGACTTTTACCGGCCTGAAAGCAAAACCCATCCTTGACAAGTAGCCGTTTCCCGATTATAATAAAGGCATGGGACGTAAGCTTTTTGATGGTAAAAACTACGACGCGGTAATTTTGAAATTACTACAAGCCTGGTCGGTTGGAGGAAGCGATCAAGAGGCCGCCGCCCATGCCGAGATATCGGACAGCTCGCTCTGTCAATTCCTGAAAAGCCATCCAGACATTTCAAAACAAAAACAACAGCTGAAAGAAAAGCCCGTCTTAAGCGCGAGAAGCACGCTCCATAAAGCCATAGCTGGCGGTGACGGCGCTCTCGCCCTCAAATATTTGGAGCGCAAACGCAAGCAGGAGTTCTCCACCCTGCAGGAGGTCAAGAGCGACATCCACATGGAGACCAGTGACCCCGAAACGGAGACACTAAAGAATGACATCGCCGGAATCAACGCCGCCATTGCTCGCGAAATTGCAGAGATTGAAAAGCTACAAAAGGCAGTTAATCGCAAGCGCGGCAAGCCTTGAGTTTAAGCACTTCTATAATCAGGTGTGGGCGCAGGCGATAATTAAATCTGACTGTGCTTTCATACCGAGTGACCACATAGACCGATGGTGCGACGAATTACAAGAGCATAGTTTCACCTCTAAAGAATCGGCCCGCCTCCATTCAAAATCCGAGATACTCCACGCCTTCGGGCCGTGGCAGTTCTTCCGCAAAATCAAGTCGCTGGAAATTCTCTACTTCTCTTACAAGCAGGACCTGGCCGTCTACCAGACCCGGAAGATTAAAGACGCCATGCTGCAAATACCCGAGTTCTCGGCCCTTGACTGGTTGAGCCCTGCCGATAGCGTGATTCATTGCCGCTGGCCTGGAACGCAGATCACCCTGCGTATCCTGCCCTTCGGAATACGCGGCGCCAAGCGCGGCATGCACCCGGACGGCGTAATCTGCGACGACATTCTCAAAGACTCTATCCAGCGTAAAATCAACATTGAGGAAATGAAGGAAATCTCCCGTGTCTTTGAAGAGGAGATAATGTCCATGCCGAAGCAGGGCGGCTTCTTGCATTGTTGGGGGACGAGCCAGGACCCGACCGACCTTTTTAACCAGAACAAAAAGCGGCCGGGATTCTACTGCAAGACCGAGCCAGCCATCTATGTGGAGGGCGGCGTTAAGAAGGCACTCTGGCCGGGAAAGTTCCCGCTGGAAGAGCTGGCCCGCATACAGGCCGATATGTCCAGCGCGAAGGCTTTTAACAAGGAGTACCTCTGTATGCCGGTCCGCGGCGAGGAGGGATATTTCAGCCACGCGGAACTGGACGCGGTTGTAGACTACGACATGAAAGAGATTGACCCGGACGATTTTGAGACCGAGGACGAAATCTATGGCGGCTTTGACATAGGCAAGAAGCGCCATCCGAGCCACCTGGTATTGTTCCGTAACCACAAGGGCAAGCTGGTGCAGCTCATCTCAAAGTGGATGGAGGGATGGGACTACTCCGAGCAAATAGAATACCTGACCGCGCTATGTGAAAAAATATCGGTCTTATGCCTGCGCTACGATAATACCCGGAGCGAATTTGAAAGCTACGCGGAAAAAGGGAATCTGCCTGACTGCATGGAGCCGGTTTCTTTCACTGTTAAAAGCAAGAACGAGATGGCGGCGCTCTTGGAAAGCCGGATCAGGGCCAATCCTGAGCCGACCATAGTCCTGTTGCCGGACACCAGGCAAAAGAATCAAATCCTTTCTGTGGACAACGATTTACATGCGCCGGAGACCCCTGAAGGCCACGGCGACGCCTTCTGGTCCTGCGGGCTTGCCTGCGACGCGGCGGACAGTGGCGGGGCGAGTTATATAAATTAGGGGCTTGACAAATCACAAATCGCTTGTTAAGATATATCGCGAATGACAACGCTTTCAAAAATCGGTGAAGCACTCAAGAACCTAATCCCATTCGGGCGCAAGTCTTTTTTATCGCCGACATACTCGGAGATTTTCCCTGACGGTTACACACTCCCATCACCCTCACAAGGCGCTTACGATGCTTACCTGAAAACATACGCCGACAGCGCATGGGTATTCAACTGCGTCCAGCGCATAACGCAGGACATAGGCTCCGCGCCGATTGCACTCTACGACAAAAACGACGACACTATTTACGTTCACCCCGCGCTTGACCTGCTCTATAAAGTCAACGAGCAAATGACGCTCGCTGACCTTTTAGAATGGACGCAAGGCGGGATGGAGCTGACGGGTAACGCTTATTGGAAACTGGAAGGGCAGAACGCCAGAGGCGTTCCATCCGCTATCTGGCCGCTGATTCCCTCTCACATTGAAATTCTAAAATCCGACAAGCCGGGCGAGTTCATCAAGGGCTATAAGTATACGGCTAACGGCAAGCCGGTAGTGTTCAGTCCTGAAGAAATAATTCACTTCAAGACCTTCAACCCAATGGACTACCATTACGGTATGGCTCCGCTGGCGGCCGCCCGCATGGGGATAGATACTCATAGTGCTGGCTCAAAATGGAACCTCAACTTCCTGAAACGCTCCGCTAGGCCGGATATCACTATCACCGTGCCGCACGCACTAACTCCTGAACAGCGCAACCGTATGCGGGAAGCATGGAATCAACAGCATAAAGGTGAGGGCAATTCTCACGGTGTGGCCTTTCTGGAGCGCGGCGCGAAACCGGAGATAATCGGCGTGTCGCAGAAGGACATGGATTTTATCCTCCAGACCAAGATGAGCCGGGAGGATATATGCGCGGTATTCGGCGTTCCCCCTGCTATGGTGGGCCTGTTTGAATACGCGAATTATGCAAACGCCGAGGAGCAGGAGAAGATTTACTGGCGGTCAACACTGCTTCCGAAAGCAAAGAAGATATGCCAAGTTCTCAATGAGTTTTACGTCCCGCTATTTGACCCCTCCCGCAAGATTTATTTCAGCGTGGTAGAATCAGAAATCAAAGCCCTCCGCGCCGATGAAGCAAAACGCTCCGAATATGTAAACCGATACTGGCAGATGGGTGTGCCTATGGATAATCTCATAGACGCTTATGACCTGCCGTTTTCTAAAATAAAAGGCGTGACCGACGTGTCATACCTGCCGGTATCGGTTTACACATCCGGGTCAACGCCAGGCGAGAGCGCCGCGCCACGCAATGCCTATGAAGAACTGATGAAGGACTTTGACGAAGCGGCGAAGGCACGCACGACACCTACTCGGGCCATGCTCAACGCCAAGCACCACCGCTTTATGATTCTGGCGGCCAACCTCGGCAAGCCTTTACAGAAAGCTGTCCGTAAATATTTTGACAACCAGCGCGATAAGATTCTGGCCGCACTCGCGCAGTATGTGGGACCGCGCCCCGGTATGCAGGACCTGGGCCTGTCCGAGCGCGACATGAACGAGGCGCTTGAAAAGGCCATGACACCGCATATTCGCAAGTCAATCTATGAGGGACGAGATTCAGAAAACCTCTTGCTCAAAGAACTGACCGGCAAGGACGCGCCGCCGGTGCAGGGAAAATCACAGTCTCGCATAGAGGACTGGATTAAAATTAAAGCGTTTTCATGGGCCGAGAATATCAACAACGCCACGCGAAAGAAATTACAGAAAGTCATAGAGGAAGAAATCGCAGAAGGCGAGGGTATAGATAAAATTTCCAAGCGCGTGGCAGAGGTCTTTGACATGGAGCGCGATTACCGGACGCTCCGCATAGCGCAGACCGAGGTTATAGCCAGCCTCAACGCGGGGGCAATAGAAGCATACCGCGACAACGAGATGGTGGAGCGCAAGGGCTGGCTGCCAGCCTACGATGAGGTTACACGCGAGGCGCACGCGGAGGCTGGCCACAGGTATGGCGTAAGAGGCGCTATCCCGCTTGATGAGGACTTTGTGCTGTCTACTGGCGCGGTAGGCCAAGGGCCGGGAGAGATGAGCCTGGCGGGCGATGTCGTGAATTGTCGGTGTAGTGTATTCCCAGTAACTAAAAAAATAGGTTGACAGCAGTTTTTTTTGTGGTATAATAATTTGCCCGAGCTGGCTCGCTACCAGATAAGACGCCAAAATCGTCCGGGTTAAGAGGTCTATTTGGAGGCCGCACCCTTACAAGGGTCGCGGCTTTTTTTATGGGCCTCCGATTTAAAAACTATGCAAGACGTTAAAGACCATGAGACCAGAAAGAAAATAGCCGAGGCAATCCTTGACGGCAAGGCCCGCATTTTCTTTGATGAGAACTGGAAATATCCCAACGACGATACTCCTGGCTATGAGCAGTTCGTCAACCGCGTGATAGGCGGCTCGCAGAAAACCATCCCTCTGCTGCACATGCTTTTCAACTTCGAGAGGACCGGCGGATTTATAATCAAAGTCAAAACGGAGGACGTAAAATGAAAGAAGGCGTAAAGATTCTCGGTACCAAAGAAGCCCCGGTCACAAAGACCTTTGACATTTCAGACCTGAAAATATCCGAGGAGAATGGCAAGGTCGTTATACGCGGCTACGCCAACACTAAGGGCAAGGCAGACCGTTACGGCGATATCCCGACCGTGTTCTCCGGCCTTCGCAATTACGTCTATGAACTTTCTGAGTTCAAGAAGAACCCGGTCATGCTGCTGGACCATTCCAACCAAGTCTCTCATATAGCCGGAAGCTTCTCCGAAATAGAAGAGGATGAAATCGGATTGCGGGTCAAGGCCGTGTTCTCAAATTCTGATTTGCCGGAAATCAAGCACGCCCGCACAGTTTACCTTGAAGGCCACGCCAAAGCGTTCTCGATTGCCGGTCGCTGGCACTACGAGGACAAAGACCACAAAGAGAATTTAACCTACGCAGAGATTTACCATATCTCGCCCGTAGGCGTGGGCGCGGACCCGGACGCACTCGGCTTCACAGAGATAGAGCCTGAGAAAGAAAAGGCACCGGAGAAGGACACAGAGAAGGAAAAGGCTTTGAAAGACCAGGCCGAGCTTAACTCCCTAAAGGAAAAGCTGGCTGACCTTTCGGAAGCAGTCGGAAGCGACGAAGTACGCAAACAGTTGAGAGAAGGAATCCAGGAGCTAGCTAAAGTCCTGGAAAAAAAACAGGAGGAAAAGTAAAATGGACCAGACAATACTCGCGGAAATTCAGTCGCTGACTGCCGATCTCCGCAAAAAGATGGAAGCCCCGATGGACTTCATCAGGAAGGACGAAGTGGAACGAATGGTCACCGACCTGGTGGCTAAAGCGCACCCGAAGCCGGAGAGTAAATTCTCCCTGCCGGTGGACAGCATAGAAGGCATAATGGAACGGTTCGTGGAGTTCAAGAACCGCCCCGAGGCTTTCACCAAGGCCGCCCCATGGACCTCAGAATACGGCAAGCGGTTCGGAGATATGCCGAAGTTCCTTGTCGCCGTCCAGCAGAAACTGCAGACATTGATGAGCGAGGGCGACAACGCACAGGGCGGATACCTTGTGCCGACCGAGTTCAACTCGGAAGTCTTCCGGCTCATGCAAGACGAAACCATAGGCCGCAGGATAGCCCGCCTCATGCCTATGTCCACATGGAAGCGCACATTCCCCCGGCAGTTGACCAATGTGTCAATAGCCTGGGTGGATGAAGCCGGTTCCAAGACTGCCACCAAACCGACGTTCGGGCAAATCACGCAACAGGCCAAGGTTATGGCGGCTGTGATCATGCTCACTGATGAGCTGCTCCGCGATTCAGCCATAAACCTCCAGTCGTTCCTGGCCGAGTTGATAGTCGAAGCTATGGCACAGGAAGAGGACCGGGTTCTGTTTATGGGCAACACCGGCGCGGGCGACCCCTTCATGGGCGTACGCTACGCTGTTGGAGTTGTCGCAAACACGATGGCCGGAGCTTCCCTGATATGGGACGACCTCACTGGTCTGGAGTTCTCCATCGCTGCCGGGTACCGAAAGAACGCTCACTACGTTCTGCCGAGCCTTGCGCTTCGCGCAATCGTGAAGTTGAAAGACAACACTGGCCGGCCGATATGGAACGCTCCCGCACAGGGCGCTCCTGCGACCATCAACGGCTACCGCTACGAGGTTTCCGACGAGATAACCGCCGTCGCGACCAAGTACCCCGTGCTGTTCGGAGACTTTAAAAAGGGTGCGCTCATCTCGCCCCGTCAGGGTCTCCAGGTCAAAGTGTCGCAGGACGCTTACGACCCCACCTCCCAGGTTTCGGCTTTCATGACCGACCAGACCTGGCTCCGATTCGTGCAGGCCGAAGCGATCACCATCGCCACGCCCGCAGCGTTCGGCTACCTCGACGTGAAGGAGTAAACAATGGACGATACTTGCAAAGTTGAGATAGTTAACCTGGCGGGTTACGTCCCCGGCGTGAAAACCACGCTGGACCGCAAGTCCGCCGAGGTTATGGAAAAGGCCGGGAGCTTGAAGATTCTTTCAACGGAATCCAACAAGATGGCCCCTGATATGTCGCAGAAGAAAGGGAGGAAGGAATGAAAAAGAAAATTACAATGCTGGCGATGATGTTGTGCATCGCCATGCTTTCGGTTTCAGTTAAAGCCGCAGGGACTTCATTCACATTGGCGGCGACGACATACCCTGTAACCGAAGTGGCCACGATGGCCGCAGAGATAAGCGGGAGCGTGGCTATTGAGCAGATAGCCATGTTTTCAACAACCACGAACACCGTGACCGAGGTCAGTATTTACAGCAATTGCGACTCGACCACCACGGCTACGTTGGTGTGGAAAACATTGATTAGCGCTCAAGCCGAAGCCTCAAACCCAACGGTTGAAAGCAGATCACTGGCATACACGAACTACAACATGCCGTTGTATCTGACCAATCCGTGTTTCCGAAAGTCCAGCGCGAATACAACCGTCCGTATCAATGGGTTCTATCGCTAAACTTAAAACCCGCCCTCTGAAATACGGGGGCGGGTAAAGGTTTTTATTTATGGCCGTAGCCGCCGCCACCAATGCACTGACCACAGTCGCAGATGTTAAATACACCTGGGGCCGGAAGCAGGACGACACATCTTACGACGACAGAATCCAGACGCTGATAAATAAAATCAGCGCACGTATAGAGTCATGGTGCGGGCGGCGCTTCAAAGCTGAAACATATACCGACGAAGTTTACGACGTGCCGAAAGGCAAGTTCTTTTTTTTGAAACAGTATCCTATAATCGGGGCGCCGGTGGTCAAGCTGGATAATGTAGTCATAGTCGCCACCGAATACGAGGTTTACCCGGAGGAAGGATATCTGCTTGGAGCGTGGGATTGCGGAGATGGAGTAAACTTCCCCGGCCGCAGGACATATAAGGTCACCTATCAGGCCGGCTACGCGGAGATCCCGGCAGGACTATCAGAAATCTGTATTGAGTGGGTAATCATCCTGCTAGAAGGCCGCATGAAGGACGCGAAGGTGGACCACTCCGAGGTCACCTACGAGCCGCAGAGCCTGATTACCGGGCTTTCACCTTTCAAGCGGATGGACTTCTGATATGCTTCAGATGAAAATCACCATTGTTGACGCGGACAAGGTTGTGAAAGCCTTGAAGAAACTCGACGATGATATTCAGGCGGCGACCCGGATGTTCATGCAGAAAGAAGGTGCAGACATGGAGACGGAGATAAAGGGATCCATGAAAACCGGCGGCCGGCTGGCAGGCAAAGGGCCGCGCGGCGGCAAGCAACGGGTACACAGTTCGCCAGGCGAGTCTCCATACGTGCAAAGCGGCAGGCTCCGGGCCTCGATAGGATACCTGCTCTTGACCGCGAAGAACGCGCTCTTTATGGATGTCGGCGCAATCAGGAAGGCAAAGGGCGAGGTAGTTTATGCCCACGGCCTAGAAGTCGGCACGAGCAAGATGGCCGCCCGCCCCTGGCTCATGCCGGTGGTGAAACAGCACATAGACAGATGGATTTCTGAAATCGGGATAAGGGTTGAAAAGCTTAAATGATACGCGACCTTGTGACATGGCTGGAATCCGACGCGCAGCTTCAAACCCTGCTCGACGGCAACGCTGGAAACAAAAAGTTTTTCCCAGTCAAAGCTCCGCCCGGAGATACGACACCGTACATAAGGTATTTTTCCAGCGCGGAAGGTTCAGGCGACCCGGTCTTGGAAGAGAGCATGGTTTCTCTTGTTGTCGTAGCTGAAAAATTTGACGACGCGGCGGCTATAGCATACAGGCTTTCAGAGCTGCTTGATGTTTGGGAAGGATTGAGCGTTTCTTCGGACAGGTTTTATATTTACTATAGCCGTAAAGTGGGCGGTTCAGATACGCTGGAAGAGGACACAATGTTGTATTCACTAAACCGGGTGTTCCACGTAAAATATAAAAGAAAAACAGGAGGATAGTTAAATGCAGACGCAAAACATAGTATTCGGTTTCAACCTTGGCGCAGCCTCGCAGATCAAGATAGGCGACTATGCCGGTGGAGCGGCCGCTGCTGTGGATGTAGGGCGGTCTTCGGAGGGCGTTGAGTATGCCCTTGAGCGCGAAATAGCCCAGGTGGACACCGACCAGGACCCTGGTCCGACAGCTGCAAAGGAAATTCGCAGGGTCGGTAAATTGAAATTCAACATGGCGGAGGCCACGCTTGCAAATCTGGCGCTCGCTTTCGGACTGCCCACCAGCGCGGTCGCTGCTGGAGTGTTGAGCCTTGGCTCCCCATCCAACGGGGAATTATACCGGGAAGTTTTTCTATATCTAGACGGTCCTGCAGGCGGTACCAGAGTTTACCATTTCCCCAAGTGCGTGGTTTCCGGGACTGGGACACACTCATATAAAAAGGAAGACAAAACCATCGTGGAGATGGAACTGGACGTTCTATGGGACACCGCGCAGGCGGCTGGCGCGGAGATGGGGACATTCACCGACACCAACGTGGATACCACTCCCCCGACCGTGGCACTTACGGCGCCGGTGGACGGCGGCACGGTGGTAAAGGACGCCAAGGGGACTGTCGTGTGGACGATAACAGAAGCGGGACAGATAGACGTTTCAACCATCGTTTACGGAGACACCTTCTCGATAATCAATATCACCACGCCAGCTTCTGCAGCTCTGGTGGCTGGCACGATAGTTTACACAGCGGCTGATAAAAAAGTTACGTTCACGCCGACCGCCAACTGGACGGCATCCGATTCGCTTCAGGCGATAGTTTCAACAGGCCTAAAAGACCTTGCGGGCAATCGGCTTGCGGCTGCGAAGATAGAGCAGTTTAGCGTGACAGCCTAAAACTAACGGGGCCGGGATTTTGTACCCGGCCCCGTCGGGCTCGGCAATCAGGAGGCACTATGCTTAAATCACAATATCATTACACTTTCGGGAAAGAGCTTAAAGTTTATGACATGGAAACCCTCACGGTGGCCGGAACAGCCGTGGCTTTCACGGCAGCAAAACTTGCCGTGGCGAGTAAGGAAAAAGCCATCCGGGCATGGGTAACTGTTGCGGGCGCGGATGTCCGTTATCGCGTTGATGGCACGGCGCCCACCGCCGCGGTGGGGCATGCGGTTGAGAACGGCGGCACTATTGAGATTGAAGGGCAGACCAATTTGGAAAGATTCAGAATAATAGCGCAAAGCGGAACAGCAACAGTAACCGTTTCATACTCTCGGTATGAGGCTTAAAAATGAAAACATTTATTGCTATTTTATTTTTGGGAGTCACCGCGCATGCACAGGTAAGCCATAATCCTCCTGCTATTTCTCCCTCTGTCGCGGCGGCGACATATGTTCCCTATGTGGGGGCTACGAAAGTAATAAACACCGGCCTTTTCGGAATAACTACGGCCAGTCTTACGGTAGTAGGCAAAGGCTCATTTGGGGATACTCTCACGGCCTCAAAAGGCATATCCGCGTCAACAGGTACATTCTCCGGTGTTCTTTTAATTACAGAAAATTCGGCGGGCTCTCTCGATATCGGCGGTGGCCTTAACGCGGGCACTGGCAATGTGGCCCTGGTCGACGCGACAGGTAAAATAACTGCTTTATCTGCTACGGAGCTGGCTAACCTGTCTGGCGCGGCCTTGACTTCACTTACGGCGGAGAATATTTCCGCCGGTACGCTCGGAACAGGAGTAAAAGTTTCTGGTGACCAAGACGGAATAGCCTCCCTCACGATGAGCACAGGCACGGTAACAGGTAATGCGTTCAGTGTGGGCGGGTCCACACTGATTGTCAAAGATGGGATGATCGGAATTGGAAAAGTTCCGGCGGTCATGCTGGATATTCTTGATGGAACTACAAAATCAGGTTTACGTGTGCAATCTGGAGGTGTTAACGGGACTTATTATCCGTTAGTCGCTTTAAATTACGGTGGCACTAAAGGAGTATGGCTAAGAGATAATGGGAATTTAGGAATAAACGATAATACAGCAGACGCGCAGCTTGACATTGTTTCAGACAAATCCAGTACCAGTTTTATTTTTTCAGTATCAAGCCAGAGCGATGATACCGGAGATATATTTTCCATCAAAGGAAATGGAAATATTGGTATAGGCGCCTCGTCGCCTAACGCAAAATTGCACTTATCAAGTGGAGTGTTTTACAACGATGGCACAGAAGCGGGGATATATACTACCGGAAACAGCACTGCGACTAAATTTTATGGAGATGGAACGGGTCTCACAGGAGTAATATATACCACAGCCACCGGAACTTATCCTTTGTCCATAAGCGGAAACGCTTCCACCGCTTCCGCCCTGGCGGCCGATCCTGCCGATTGCTCTCTCCCCAATGTTTCACTCGGGATAAACGCAAGCGGAACAGCCTCCTGTTCACAGCCGAGCGATGTGACTGGAAATGCAGTCAACATTACAGGCGACCTCGCCGCCTCCCAGGTGGCAGCTGGCAGCCTTGGAAGCGGTGTCATCGCTTCATCCATCACGCTTTCGGCCATGTATGGTGCGCCTACGCTTACTGGCACGAATATTACTGGTATCCCGGCGGCGAGCATAGACGCTGGTTCTTTAGGTGGGTCTGTGATAGCCTCTAGCGTGGCGGCGGGAGTAGTCACGGACGCAAACCTTGCCGGTTCAATAAGCCCTTCTAAAATAACAGGGACGGCGGCGATACTTGGAGCAAACACTTTCACCTCAACGCAGACGCTTGATAATGGCGGGATAATGTTTACCACTGACGGGCAGAATAATATCGGCGCATATCACGATAACAGGCCGTATAAAATCTATGTAGCGTCGCAAGTTATCGTTGGCAACTCAATGATATTCGGTTCCAGTAATGTGACCACTTCTGACGGTACGGAGATATTTACTATAGGGGATAGCGGTATTTCATCTCTTAATTTAAACGGGGCCAGCATCACGCAGATAGTTAGTGGGCCATTTGAAAATGCCGTTGCTACTACGTCCATTACGGCAGATTATGGTATTTCCAGTTCAAGCAATGTATCTGCCGGGTGGTATCAGATAAATGGCTCAACGATACTATCGCACGTTTACGAAGAGACCGTAATGGTAGGGTTGAACGCTTGCCCTGATAGCGTTGGCTCTCAAAATGTTTGTATAGGCGATGCCGCAGGGAAAGGCTTAACCACGGGCGGTTACAACGCATTCCTTGGTTTTGAGGCGGGGTTAAACCTGACAGAAGGGAGTGCAAATACTCTGGCAGGCTATGACGCAGGGGTAGCTATAACTACCGGAGTAAACAATACTCTAATTGGAGAATCGGCAGGTACATCATATGAATGGGGGAGCAACAACGTAAATATTGGCTCAACGGTAGGGAACACCAGTGCAGACGGTAGTAACAACATCTTAATAGGGTATGCCGTGCAAAACCCCGCAGGGATTGACAATTACGCATTAAACATAGGCGACATCATCACTGGGGATATGGCAGCCGGAAGTAAGTATGTGTCCGTTGACGGCTATATAAAAACATCTTCTATGGTATTTACAGGCGCCGCAGGTGGCGGAGATACCACATGGACGGTAGACGAAAATGACGGTATGCTTCTCTGCTACGATAAGGATAGCTGTACCAACGGGGTGTACTTAGGCTCTAATGGAGACCTGACGATATCGGTCAACTCCACGGCATTGAGTAATCCCAATATAGCAATGACCACCGCCGGGAATATAGCATTGGCGGGTTTGAGTGGCGCACAACTGCTACAGATAAACGACGACCCCGGTGTGACGATATCTACGACCGTGGTTATCTCTGCTGGAGTGTCTACTGGCGGGGCGTTGTGCCTGAACTCAAGCAACGTTTTATCAAAATGTACCAGTGTCACTGACGCAAGCGGCAACTGCACTTGTCCTTAGAGTAAGGAGATATATGGGTGAAATAGAAACTTTAATTCCAAAAGAAAAAAGCGTTCAAGTTTCTGGAAAGAAATATCAAATAAGAAAACTTGGCTTAACGCAGAATATAAAAATCCTGCGCCTCATAGGCTCGCTTCATGAATCTGTCCGGGAGAAGATGGCCCGTGACGTTGAGGCTGGCAAGAGCGACATAGCGGCTATCTTTGAAAACATAGCCTCAGAGAACGCTGGCGGTTTGTTACAAATACTGCTTAAATCAAACGACGATTTTTCCGATATCTCTTTGGAAGATTTCAGCGAGGTCGCGGCCGCTGTCACCGAGGTTAACGACTTTGAAAAGATACTCGCAAATTTTCAGCGGACGGCAAAGAACCTGAAGGGGATAGCCGAGGAAGTAAAAAAGCTGCTCTCTCTGCCGTCGTCGGAAAAATAGCGGCGACATTCGGTTACACTTTCGAGGAAGTTTTAGACCACTCCACAGACTGGATTGCGCTTGCCTATGAGCAGGCCATCTCCATAGAAGTTAAGCAATACGAGTTTTGGGCCGAGTTCGCGGGCGCAATTCTGGGAGGCGGCAAGAAACATAAAAATATCCAATCCGGTAAAACGCCCAACACCGCCGAGCTTATGGCGGTGGGATTAAAAAGGAAATAATGGCCGGAGAATTTGCAAAGTTTTATATTCGCCTCGGAACACTGTTTGACCCAAAGGGCCTGCAGGACGCGGAGAAACACATCAAGGGGACCGACAAATCGGCCTCCACCCTCCAATCAACTTTTACTAAAATAGGCGGCCTGTTCGCTGGCGGCGCGGCCATCTACAAGATGATCGGCTTCGCCAAGGACTGCTGGGCGGCCTACGCCCGGCAGGAAGAAGTAACGGCCCGCCTTAACCAGCAGCTGCGGACGCAGGGCATTTACAGCGACGGCCTCTCCAGAAGCCTTCAAAAGATAGCCTCTAACATTCAGCGCGTCACCACCGTGGGGGATGAAGATACCCTCGCGATGATGCAACTCGGCCTGTCTATGGGCGTGACCGCCGATAAAATGGAAGAGGCCACCAAACAGGCTATCGGTCTGTCCAAAGCCTATGGCGTGGATATGAACAGCGCCATGAAGATGGTTGCTCTTGCCGGCCAGGGCGAGTACACCATGCTTCAGCGGTATATCCCACAGTTGCGGAGCATGACCACCGAGGCCGAGAAAGCGGCCGCGGTCAAGAAGCTCCTAGCCGACGGATTTAAGATTGCCACGGCTGAAGCCGACACAGCCGGAGGCAAGCTAAAACAACTGGCAAATAGATGGGGCGATATACAAGAGGCCATAGCCGAGCGTGCTTTGCCCGCTATTCAGCTTGTGTTGAAATGGATAGAGGCCGCTATTGTCCGTGTGGACGCGCTTGTATGGACCTGGGACAAGCTTTTTCGCACCGATGAAATAACCCTCGCCAAGAAGGAACTGGAACGCCTCAACAGCGAACTCGAGTCAACGAATATCTCGATGGCCTCGTTATCCCGGTATAATGCCGAAGGTTCTGAAGCATTTAAAGCCCATGCCGCCAATGCCAAGAAGCTGGCCGAGGACGTTGACAAGGCCAAGGTCGCGCTGGACAAACTCACCACCGCGCCGAAGCGCACGCTCCCGGCACTACCTGGCGCAGATATGGGCGGGGGGAAAATCAGTGAAGAAGAGGCAAAGAAGCAGGCAGAATCCCGCCTTAAGAACGTTGATCAATGGTATCTTTCCACTAAAGGTGCGGCGGAGACCAGTTACCTGCAATTCCGATACGGCGAGCAAGGTGCATGGGACCAGTTGAGTCTTGAACAGAAAGAGGCATTAATGACTCGGGCGCAGGAGATTTATGCCCGCGACAACGCCACAATGTCAGGCTCTTTTATGCAGTCCCTTGACCGGATGAAGTCCGCGGGCATGGGATGGGCGCAGGCATGGGATGGAATGTGGGCACAGACAACTTCTGGCATGGCGACGAACATTCAAACTTTTCTGACCGCTTCCGGGAGCATGTTTCAGAATTTTAAGAAGCTGTTGGATGGTATTTTCAAAAGCATTTTAAGTTCGTTCATATCAATGGTTTCACAGATGATTGCGAAGTGGCTGGTGCTTAACGCACTTACAGGCGGCGGCGTTAGTTTTTTTGGTCCTAAAATATTAGGCAGTTTATCAAAAGGTGGTCCGATATCCGAAACCGGCCCCTATCTGCTGCACAAAGGCGAGGAAGTTATCCCGGCAGATATCGCCAATTCCGTCCGCAATAGCCCGGCGCCGTCATTTACTCCAACCGTCGCAGGCGCGAGCGAGGGCCCGGATATAACCGTAAGCCAGAACATTACCATCGGCGGGACTTCGGAGACCGACATCTCCGTAATAGCCGACAAGCTATCAAAGGCCACCAAGGCCGGTGTCCTGGCCGCCGTAGACCTTGCAAAAGTCAATTACAAAGTGGGCCTCAAACGCGCCGAGGAGACATCTATATGAACGGCCTGAAAATCTACGGCGAGAATTTCGTCACCGAGTTTTGCACCATCACCCCGGTATCCGGCGCGGCTACTCAAGATTATTTATTCGACCAGAATCAAGATACAAAGTGGGCTAGCGATGGCTCCAGCGACATTATAGAAGAAAGCCTGGACATCACTTTTAAGAACTGGCAGGGAGAGGAAGTAAATCGCACTTTCGACCGGCTGGTGATTCTCAACCACAACCTGAAGGCCATCACCGCCGACTACTACGACGGCGCCGCGTGGGTATCAATACCGGAGGCGACCCTTACGCTTGCTTCTGGCTACACGATTATCGAGCTGGCGGCCCCGGTGACTGCAGGCCGCGTCCGGATCAACTGTCTAACCACCCAAGTCGCGAATGAAGAAAAGAGTATAGGAGAGCTTAAGGTTTGCCTGGCGGTCTTGGAAGAACCCGCCTGGCGGAGCAACTTCCCGCGCCGGGACTCCATGCGGGGCGGCGATTATAGGCTCGCGGGCGGGCCTCTGGTAGCTTGGAAGGAGTGGACTAAGGTATCCGGCACCCTCTCCCTTGAGAACATAGCATTGGCCAGCCTGGACGCGATACTGCCCTATATGAAGCAGGCCGCGCCGATGACCGTGGTGTTCTGGGAGGACTTCGACCCTGCCGAGGTCTATGAATTTTTGGTAGTCAATGCGCCGCAAATTCAAATTGACCGCAAGATGAGACTATTTTCCGCGTCGCTTTCCTTAGAGGAAAAATAATGCAAGTGATTTCCGATGAACTCAAAGCGGCACTTGAACGGAAGAACCCCGTTTATAAGAAGGTCGTTGAACTCCACCGGCGGCTTTGGTCCGGAGGCGCGTTCGTTTTTGATACGGAAATTGACATTACCAGCGAAGTGAAGCAGATGTCTGAAATTAGATGGAAGATGGACGCGGAGGGTTTTAATGTCTGGACGCTGGACAATACTTCGCTGGTTTTTCGCAATGACCGCAATCAATGGAAACAGAGCAATCTAAAGGGTTACTTTCCCGGCCTCTATGAGATAGCCGATTCCAAGATAGTCATAAAATTCGGGGCGCAGCTGGCCGACGGCACCTTTGAAGTCCTTAAATCGTTTACCGGCTACATATCGGGCGATCCGGTAGCCGACCCCGAGAACAAGCATTGCACCGTCACGATACAAGGTGGGATGTCTCGTTTCGGTAAGAAAAGCGCCGAGAGCATTTCAACGCTGGTTACTGATGAACTCTTGGGAGAGGATTCCGGGACCGAATTTACAACCGCAAATAATGGCGTAGGGATAATTGTGATCGTCAAGCGCGGCGCGACTTTGGGCGCGGCTGTTGAAATCCGCCCTCAGATAAACTACACGACCGCCGACCTGAACAAAAAAGACCTGCCGTTAAAAATTACTTTGATTTCAGCACTGACCGCCGGGGAAAAACTCTATTGCTCATATCGTTACTGGTATCAGGATAAGACCCTTGAATGGCTGGCCGAGCAGATAATGACGCTCAACGGGATTACCAGTTACGCGATATCTCCGGCCATCTTCCAAAGCTCGATTGAAAATACATGGGATTTTAACGATAAGGCTGAATGGGATACTTGCACAAATACCAACATAGACACCATTACGACGCAGGGGAGTTTCAAGATTGGTCTGATTGATGATTTCGGGGATGGGGATTATAGCGCAAATCCCGAATGGACTGTGCTTCGGAATGAGGTTTTTTCCATTGACTCCGGTCGTTTAAAAATAGAACCGACCACATCAATAAGCGTTATAAAAACAGCCATGACTAAAACTGTCGGCAATTGGCAATTCAAATGCTATTCATGGCTGACTTTTACATTGAACGATTACTGCAACATTTATTTCATGGCGACAGGAGAGGATTCTACCTATAAATACCCAACTGCTGGATACTATATGCAAATGCACGTCGGTGGCACTCGGATAAGAAGAGCAGATGGAACCATTTTGATTGATACCGCAGTTAGTTTATCGTCGACGGACATGGTCAGGATATCACGAAACGCGGCTGGCGTGATAAAGTTCTATGTCAATGAAGTTCTAAAAGGGACTTCGGCAGCAGACTTAACTTACACAACCAGCGACAGATTCGTGATAACAGCTTTTGAGGTTGATGACAGTTTCCCTTTGGTTTTTTATTTTGATAATTTTTATTTCTGGGACGACGGCACTACAGTAGGAACCGGCGTTTTAGAAAGCACTATCAATGACTGTTCGGTAGATGTGACCGTTTATGGAAAACTTGATACCACCTACACAGCCAACGGCGCGACGATAGCGATTGAAACTTACAGCTCCGGCACGTCCGATTTTTCAGCGGACAACGATCCCGCCGGATGGGTGGCGATAGGGGGCACCGGGCAGATAAACTCATTGGTGAAACGCTATTTAAAATTTCGGGTAACGGCTACACTGGCTTCACTGACTAATCCAGTAACCCCGGTATTCGACCAGATAACGCTGACATACTATACGTCCACCACAGTTATTGACCTTGTGAATTTAACCGGCATGACCTGCCGCCAGGCTATGGAGAAGATAGCCGAAATGCCCGCCTATGAATTTGGGTTCAAGGCTGATGAAACTTTTGTTTATAGACCCCGAGAGACCGGCGTTCCCGCTGTCATGGAACTGCGGAGCGACAGCAACATCATAGAGGTCAAGAACGTAAGCCCAGGCATTGAGCGCGTCTATAATCGCGTTGTGGCGGAGTTCGGTCTCTACCGAAAAGTGTCTGACGCTTCGACAGATACGGCACCAAACTCCATAGATAAATACGGAGAAAGGGAATACTCGGTTTCGTCCAGCTCGTTGCTGCCTGCTGAGAACGTCAATTTAGCCTTTGCAGTGGCTCCAACCATTTTGTCTTACACAAAAACACCGCGCCTGCGCTGCCAGGTGGAGTCAATGTTCCTGCCGCAACTGGAACTCGGCGACAAAGTGACGGCATACTTCGACGAGCCGACGGCCCTTCGCCGCTGGCATTACGGTGACATGGATGTGGTTTATGGCCAAGCCGACCTGGAATATTATGACGACGATGTTCTTGAAAATAGATATAATCTTTACAATAAAGATATGCGGATAGAGGGTGTCTCGCTGAACCCTGAAACTTTTATGACGACGCTGGATTTAGTGGAGGCTTAAAATGGCAGTTCCGAATACGATCGCGAACGGGCAAAACCCAAGCGGAACAAAACTCAAAGAGAATTTTGATTACCTCGACGGATTGGTTGTCGGAGGCGCGGGCATAAAGACGGGATCCACCTTCAATCAGTTAGTGACCTTCGCCGCGCTCAATCCGACCGTGCCTTTCCTCTGCATCCCTTCTGATCAGGACTGGTTTCTTTTATACTGTGGAAAAACGGACCGGGGGAACGGTGGATTTATAACCATTGCGGATTTTGGAGGTGTTTCATGAAACTTTTATTTTCACTGATGTTTCTGGCGGTCAACTCTTACGCCGGTGTTCCTTTCTGGAAGGCGCCGGACACAAGCACTAGCACGGCTTACGGCACAGGCTATTTGTCGGGAAATCTAAAAGTCTATCCGGCCACCACCACGGCGGCCGNGAGCCCCTCTATATGGCTCAATGGTCCTTCCGCTCAAGCTACAGTTCGGAGTGGAGCCAATGTCTCCACCATCTCCGCAACATCAATAGAGAGCCCATCCTTTGTCGGTGCGCTAACCGGGGCTGCATCATTAAATGTTTTAAAAACAGGCGACAACATGTCTGGGCAATTAACAAATACCTCATCTGTGACCATTACAGGAAATGGAGGGAAGTACGGATTAAGCGTGTCTTCGGGTGTTTCACTCGCAGGGTTAATTTACACAAATAACGGAAAGGTCGGTATCAGTTCTGAATACCCCTCGGAATCATTAACGCTTGCTGGAAATGCCGCTATTCTATCCACGGGGAAGCTATGTTATGCCGGAGATTGCACTAACTACTATTCCCAATTCGTAGATTCAAGCACTGGTGTCATAAATTCCTCATACTATGGGCATATAATAAAAGGCGACACAGGAAAGGGATTGCGCATAGCTAATGACGGCAAAGTGGGAGTGGGCACACATTCTCCGTCTACGCTTTTTGAAGTGGCCGGGGCCGGTTCTTTGGCTTCCATAAAAATAAACTCAAACAGTTCGGCAGACAATGCACCGTCATTGCTTTTTAATAGCGCATACAATCAAGCAAATGAGCGCAACTGGCGATTAATGACTTCAGGCAGTGCTCTTGGGAGCCTTGACTTTTTAGTGTCAGCGTCGTCAGGTGCGGCGGCGAACACTCGCACAATGACGATAACTAAAGATGGATACGTCGGCATAGGCTCTGCGATTACGCCCACTCACCCGCTTGAGGTGACCGGGACCGTGAACGCTACAGCCTTTGAGGGCGACGGTTCTGCTTTAACGGGACTTCCCGGAGGTGGTGACGTTCTTTACGCGGCCTCAGGGACTTTTACAGGTGCGCCGACGTTCGCAAGTTATGCCACGTTCCAGTCGGAAATTAAGACATCAACTTTTACCAAATCTTCACTTTCTGGATGGACTTATCTTACGAATGGCATAATCCTCCAATGGGGTTATATTGAAAGCACGCAAGACACAGAACAGACTTTTAATTTTTCACGAACTTTCCCTGTAGATATCGCAAGCGTGAGTTTAACCAGATACGAACCTGCGGGCGGTGGAAATTCCATAATGTCTGTAAAATCATTCAGCACATCCGGATTTGTGATTGACAGAGATGACGCTGTTTGGGATGGGACTTTCTATTTTTTTTATACATCAATTGGCTGGTGAAATGAAACTTAAACATATAACCGCATTTGGCTGGTTTTTGTTAGCCTCTCTATTTTTTTTCCTTGTTGGACTAATATTTGGAATTTCGGGGTAACTTATGACCACAGAATACGATGGTGAAGAACGGAGAAAAGACAGCACAAGCGTGCGCCTTGCGCTTCTTGAGCGTTCTTATTTTGAGAGCCGCGACTCGCTGATCTCCGTGCATAAGCGAATAACCGAACACCGCGACGATATGCGGAAAGGATTTGAGGATTTGAAAAATGAGATAAAGGAATCGGCACGGGGATGTGTTGTCTGCAAAGACAACATAGACGGACGGCTCAAGGGGCTGGAAGCGTGGCGCAACTGGCTAACTGGGGCATACGCTACCGCCGCGATAATTGTCGGGGCCTGGTGGTCACATAACATGAGGGGTAAATAGAGCTATGATGTTCGGAACAGACCAACTCAAAGCGGTAATGGACAGCGTACGCCTGGATGCTGCGCTGGTCCCTAAACGGGAACAGTCGGGCGTCCTGACTACATACTGCAACCTGAACGCATACAGAGTCGTCCAAGCGCTTGGGCTTAACCTTTTTTACAACTACCCGCAGGACCGGCCCATGCTCGCCAATGAGATGGTGGATATTATGGTGCGGCGCCCGCAGGCGTTCTCGCGGTTTAAGGACCATATCATAGCCTTTGAATTGACGAACACCGGCATATTGATTATGGCCGCTTCCAAAGGCGAAGCGCATGGACACATAGCCCCGCTGTACCCGTCTGCCGGTATGGAGACCAGCGGTAAGTGGCTGACACAGGTTCCGCGGTGTTCTAATGTCGGGGTGCGGAACGACGTAATGGGCGTGAACTACGCCTTCGCAGATCCGCCGGACTATTTTATCGTGCTATGATAAAAACAGTCAAGAGCCTCTGCGCGTATTATTGGGATTTTAAAGCCAAGACTATAGAGAAAGTGAGAGTATATGGCGTTTCTCAATCCATTAAAAGCGTGTACGAAAAACATCTCCATGACCGTATGGTAAGAGCGCGACGGTTGGTTTCTAACGGTAAAAAAAATGCTAAGATGGTTGGGTCACAGGAGGATAATAGAAAATGAAACGAACAATATTGAGAAGCTCTAAAGGAACGAAACTTTATGCGAAGCGGAAAGCCAACAGGCGGTTCGCTGACATCCAGACCTATAAGCGCGCGCACTCGGCGGACATGAGAAAAACTTCCGCAAGTGAGAAGCGGCGAAAGCTGTTGGAATATATAGTCAACTTCCACGTCCAGGCTGATAACCAATTCAACGAAGCGTGGCGGAAATTGATACAGGGCATAGACGGCCTTAAACTTTTCTAAAAAGGACAACATGAAAAAACTATTATTCAGTGTGTGCCTGATGGCTGGCATGGTGGTCGGAGCAAAAGCGCAGGCGGAGCCCATTAAAGCTATAGATATGAACGCCCCCCTTGCGGACGCGCGAATGGGCCTGGCCTGGGATATGGCCGGCACGCAGCTTGGCGTGGCCTATGTGCCGCTTATTTATGTGGTGGGCTCGGATACTGGCCGGGAATACGCCACAATCAACCTGGGGGCCTCGGATGTGCTTGCCACCGGCAAGGCTGGCTACCTGGTAAGTGTGGGCGCTCGCATGGATACGATTTTTACGAAATTGGGGGAGACCTCATTCGCAAGAAAATATCTGCGCTTCGCTATTCTGCCTCCGCTGCAGATAAGCCCTACGCTGATCACCGGGGATTTTAAAAAGTTTACTCCATATCTTACGATAGCGACTCGGTTCGGAGGGAAGTAAACCCGCCGCGCCTCTGTCCGGTTTCTCCGGCAAGCGTAATCCGGCGGGTGTTTGATTTTAAAAATACGGAGGAAAATAAAATGGCTATAGGCTCACTACTCGCGGGTGGTATAGGTTCCATTCTCTCAGGAGGAACGCTTGGAATCTTCGGAGCAATCGGCACCGGCGTGCTTGATTTTTTTAAAACGAAGCAGGCCAATAAACATGAACTGGAGATGATAGCGGCGCAGTCCGCGCTCATCGAAAAACAGGGAAACAGTCAGGCCGCGCTAGAGTTGTTGAAGCTGGCTGGAGCTTCCTACGAAAATGACAAGGCCACATACCAGGGAGCTGGCATGGTGGATACCATAAGAGGGCTTGTCCGGCCTACACTGACGGCCTTTCTTGTGGCCGTGGCTGCCATAATCGCGCTCTGGGCCTTTAAGCGCGTAAGCCTTGACTCTGTGACTGTAGATGAAATAGCGAAATTCTCTGTGGAGATCTGTTTGAATCTCGCCAGCATGGCCGTGACATGGTGGTTCGGTTCTCGCGGTATTGACAAGATAAAACTGATACGGAGGAAATGATAATGGAGAAAAGACCAACTTGGAAATCAACCACCTTCCTTTTAGTCGTGGTGAGCCAGATGATAACGCTTTTGAGTGCTGTCCAGCAGTATTTAAAACCCGAAACCGCGGCAATAATATCAGCTCTCCTCACCGCCGTTTTCGCCGGATGCAATGCGTGGATAAAAGTAAATTCCGGCAGCTCTCCAAAATAAAAAGCTACGCATATTTATTCCCTCCGTCCTGCTTCTCCTTGCGCGGGACGGAGTTTTATTTATAAGAAAAACTTATACAGTTTGCATATTAGAAGATTTAATACCAAAACCCTTGATTTCAACTCTGAAATGAATTACCATATATCCATGCCCCGCGAACCCCAGTTAAAATTATTTTCCCCACCCGACACGATATCCTTCGCGGGGCATGGTGTCGAGGTGGCTTTTTTTACAGGAGGAAATATGACTCGGCGATGCTGTTGGTGCAAAGCTCCGCATATCATGGGCTCGGACCTGGGCGCACCCTACACCGATGGGATGTGCTGGAAGGCCGAACTCCGAGAGGATGTGAAATGGTATGCGCCGATAGTCGGCCGGTTCGTGGAGAACTCGGTCCTTGTGGTGGCGCTGATATATATATCCGCGCAGCTGGTGCGGTGGTGGCTAAATGGTTTTAAAATTTAAATTGGGAGGGAGTGCTAAGTATGCGCGAACATAATCCGCGCAAAATGTCCGATAAGGAAACTGCCTCTCTCAATTTTTTAAAAAGGCGATGTGACGTACGGCGCAGGGTTTTGAGGCCACATTCTTCCCTACGCAAAGGCAAAGCGGGTTGAACTCCCGCCCATCGCCTTAAATTTGGAGGTGGGATATGCGCCTCCGCAGAAGTTAAAGCGAAGGCAAAGAAGTAAAAAGGCGGGCCAGCCTGGACAACAAGGAAAACGCCCGCCCGATTTGAAAATGTCCCGTAGTTTAAATGTTGCAAAACACCCCAGGCCAGGGGAAATTCGGAGAGTTTTGTTTGCCACTCCGACGGGACGGAAGATGGGAATAGATTTTTTAAAAACAAAAACATTAAAAACAGGAGACATAAAAATGGAAATAAGAAAAGCAGAAAGACGTAAAGCGCGGTTGAGGCTCGGTATAGCCTCGACCAGCGGCGCTGGGAAAACATACTCATCGCTGATGCTGGCGTTTGGCCTGGGCGGGAAGGTTGGACTGATAGACACAGAGAACGGCAGCGGTGATCTGTACGCTTCTTTGGGAAACTACGACATCATTACCCTACAAGCGCCTTACACGGTTTCTAAATACCGCGAGGCCATCAAGGCGTTTGAGTCCGCAGGCTACAGCACCATCATCATAGATAGCCTGACACACGCCTGGGCGGGTGAGGGTGGCCTTCTGGACAAACAGGGCAAGATGGCCGACGCGGGCGGGAACAGCTACACAGCCTGGCGCAAGGTGACGCCGGAGCATAACGCACTGGTGGAGGCCATGCTGCAATCACCCTGTCACATCATTGCCACTATGCGGTCCAAGACCGAATATGTGCTGGAGAAAAATGAGAAAGGCCAGATGGTCCCGCGCAAAATCGGACTCGCGCCCATCCAGCGGGAGGGGATGGAGTATGAGTTCACGGTGATGATGGATTTATCTATGGACCATATAGCCCATGCGACAAAGGACCGGACGGGATTGCTGGACGGGCTTTATTTCAAAATAACGCCCGATACTGGCAAGCAGTTAAACGCCTGGTTAGAGATAGGCACAGATGCGCCGAAGGTTGAGCCCGCGCAAGCGTCTGTCGAAAGCAAGCCTGTGTCCGCGTCAGCCGCTACCGTCGAACCTAAAAAGATAACCGGGATAATCGAAATCGTCAAGACGGCGCGATTGTCAAGCGGCCTGCGGTATGGAATTAAACTTAAAGGCGATACCGTGGTATATGGTACAGCCTCCGCGCCGGCCGCGTCAAAGGCCGAGCAGCTTATTGGAAAAAAGGTGGACCTCACCTATCAGGAGGATGATGGAAAATTCGCACTTGTGGGTTTCGACTCTACTAAACAGTAAAACCAAGGAGAATAAAACAATGGAAACAGAAAACATAAACCAGCCGATAAACTGGCCGTGTGACCCGAAGGCGGACGGCCAGCGCAAGTTCACGGTGCCGGACGGAAACTACGCGCTGACCGCGTGGGAGGTGTCGGTGAGCAAGAGCAAGAACGGAGACCCATTGATGAACGTAAAATTCGGCATCAATGGGCAAGACTGTAAAAAATGGCTGTATCACAACATCACGATGCTGCCGAAGGCGAGCAAGGGCCACGGCATAACGGTACACGCCATGAAGACGCTCGGCTTCTCGGTGGATAAGAGCCTAGTCAACTTCAAGCCTGCCGATATCATCGGTCGGGTGTGCCGCGCGGAGGTTCGGACAGCGGAGTATGACAAAACGCTGAACTCTGGCACGGTGGTGAAAAACGAGAAGAATATCATCACGGAGATGCTCTATGCCCTGCCGGAAGACCAGCCGGAGATGCCGGTCAAGGTGGCCGAGACAGAGGAGGTGCCGTTTTATTGAGGTATTGATATATGAAATCTATATGTTATATTATATAGACCGGCAAAGGGATTTTTATTTTAGAGGCCTCATACAACCCTTTGCCGGCGAGTATGAGGCCTCCTGATTTTTATGATTATTAAATGTAAAGTTTGCGGTAAAAATAGGAAAGTCGATCCATGGCAAATAAAAAAAGGACATGCGAAATTTTGCTCACATAAATGTCAAGGAGTTTGGATCCAAAAAAATAAAAAAGGGAAAAATAGTCCTGCTTGGAAAGGTGGACGTATAAATATTAAATGTGTAATTTGTAACAATAAATTTAAAGCATTACCATCACAATTAAAACATGGTTTTGCTAAATTTTGTTCACGTAAATGTTGCGGAACATGGAAATCTAAAAATATTACACAAGAAAAAAATCATAATTGGAAAGGTGGTGCTACTCCATTATTAATTTTAATAAGAAATTCACATAAAAGCCAAATATGGAGGCAAGAAGTTTTCAAAAGAGATTCATTCGTTTGCCAAAAATGTAAGCAGGTAGGAGGACAACTCCATGCACATCATGAAATAAAATTCTCGGTTTTAATGGAAAATGTAAAATACAATCTTCCTTTGCTTCCATTATATGAAGCAGCGATGATTTATAAACCTCTTTGGGATATTTCAAATGGAACAACTTTTTGCGAAAAATGTCACAAAAAAATACATAGGAGAACTCAAAATGATAACAACATTGCCGAACCCATTGTACAAGGTCGGCTATAAAGAATACCGAAGGGCACATCTTTACACCGTGGGGGAAAAGACATTCCCCTCGGTGACAAAGATACTCGGAATAATAGGAGGAGGCAAAACCAACGCGCTGGTAATTTGGGCACGGCGCGAAGCGCTGAAGCTCGCTAAGGCCGAGATACTCGGCTACATAGACGCAGGCAAGGCGCTGACGCATGTAGCGCTGGATGAACTTATCCAGCGGGCGGACCGGCAGCCGGACAAGGTAAAAGACACCGCCGCTGACCTGGGCACACGGGTACACAACGCCATTGACGCCTACATCATGGGTACGTCGCCGGTACTGGATGCGGACGCCGAGAAGGGGTTTAACAACTTCATGGCCTGGATAAAGGAGCAGGCATTGGAGCTGATAGCCGGTGATACCATTGTGGCGAGCGTGCAATGCGGTTATGGCGGCCGACTGGACGCCATTGCTCGCAAACAGTCTGGCCGGCTGGTGCTGCTGGACTGGAAGACCTCGAACGCCCTGCGCGACGAGTACCCGCTGCAGGTGGCAGCGTATGCTCAAGCGTTCAAGGAAACCTATGGTCTGCCTATTGATGAGGCCATAGTGGTGCGCTTTGGAAAGGACAAAGCGGACGACTTTGAGGCACGCGAGGTGAACCTGGAAAAGGCATGGCTGGCTTTTACGGCGGCGCATAGCCTTAGCCTGGGCATGGGCAAGGAGTTGTGGGTTTAACAAACTGACCGCGCCCCGAAGTATCACAGCGCGGGCTCCCCTGGGAATATCGGGATATCACGGGAGCAATTTGTTTAAAACAAGGAGAATAAAAATGAAAAAAGAAAAAAAACCAGAGCAAGGATTTATTTTACCACCCCCAAGCGGTAAATACAAACAGCAGGATATCACCGGGACCAAGATATTGAGGGAGTCCACGCCAAAAGAAATACAGGAAGCTGCTGAGCATTTCTTCGCAAAGAAGGCGGACTACGCATGTTCAAAAAGCAACATGGAGAAAGCAGCGAATGAGATACTTGCGCTTATGGGTAAGCACAAAATGACAATGGTCAAAGTTTACGATCAGGACTCAGGCCCGAAGCGAATAATAATAAAAACCGGATCGGAGAAGTTGAAGGTGGAGAATGATATCAACTAAAATCCTTGCGATAGACGCGGGATTCGCCGCCACCGGCCTCGCTGTGTTTGAATACACAGCGGGGCGGTGGTTTCTTTTTGATACCAAATGTCTGCATACCAAAAAAAACCACTCCGGAAGCGTGGCACATGATGATATCCGCCGGACTGAATTTCTGGCGGCAGGGATAATGAACTATTTTATAGAAAACAAATGCTCGGCAATGGCGGCCGAGATACCACATGGAGGCGCGCAATCGGCTATTGCGGCAAAATGTATGGGCGCCGCTTCTGCCATGATCGCCGCTGTGCGTGTAGCTTTAGGCTGTCCGTGTGATTGGATTTCACCTGACATGAGCCGGGCGGCCGCCGGTTGGGATAAAATGGCGCACAGAGATATTCCAATTAAAGCGCGAAAATTAACAATGAAGCGATTTATCATGGCGGCGATGGAAGTTAAATATCCGGCCATCTCCGGGCTTAAACTAAAAGACAAAGAACACATAGCGGACGCCTGCGCTGCTTTTGAGGCGGCTCGCGGCCGGAAGATTATTAGAGACATGGAGGTGGACAAATGACACAGACACTGCTATTCGACGAGGACAACAGTGATAAGACTTCCGCGCAATGCAGCGCGGAGGCCCGCGAGAAAGTGGACGCCGCCAGGCTTGAACGCCTCACGGAACAGGAGTTCCTGTTGTTCCCCGGCGGAGCCACTGCCGACGAGATTGTGCATCGTCTCCAGGGCATGGGACTTAATGTGGATTATCTCTCTATCCGTCCGCGTGTCAGCGAGCTAAAAGCGCGCGGGGTACTGCTAACTACCGGAGCCCTCCGGAACAATCGAAAAGGGAACACTTGCGCGGTACTGCGACATGTGAATTTTACTACGGAGGGCAAATAATGGAAATATGGCAGGTCTTTATAATCGGCGGAGTTTGTTTTTTTATCGGTTTCTGGTTCGGCGCATGGGTTCAAAAACAGGAAGAT